AAACAATGGATATTGGTTAGTTTTAGTTTTAAGTTGTTCTACAAAACGATATCCTGTTGTACTAATTGGTATATCACCAACATATGTCTCATTAGCCTCTTCCATACGGACGGGAATAATACCCGTACCAATTTCATCAATAGAAGCTTCACCTACTATAATTCTCACGTTCACGCGTGCGGGGTGTGCTGTGAAGCATTCTACGCCCGTAACATATACCGTAACATGCTCAGAGTTTGTAAACCCTATACCATCCTCTGGTCGAACCGGGGAGGTGATATTTGATATATTTCCATCAATGGAAGTATTAAGAGGAATACTACCAACGACACGAATTCTATTGGTGGTTGTCGGGGTTGTGATTATAAATTCGGTAGCACTAATTCCAGTATTATCAGATACGAGGATACTATCACCTACAGTGAAATATGGGGCAGCAGGGTCATATGGGTCAAAATTTAACGTGGAGGTATCGATTATAAATTCGTCATTATCAAAATCAATATCAGTAATATCAAATACAACTTCACCAATTTCGTCGTATGTTCCAAATTCGCGGACAACGTTCTCCAACACAGCATCCGCTGCGTATACGCGGATGTCATCATAACCAAATAATGCGCGGCGCGTCATTGGACGAGTTGTGGTTAATGGTATAGTATCAATCAACATGAAAGTACTATGGTCAATATTCAACAAATAGTTTTGTGCGTAAAGTGATGTTGTATAATCAAACACAGAGGTATTCGCTGCGGGTGAACCTGCCGTAAGGGTATAATCTACCACTGGTGGCGAACCCACACCATATGCGGTTACGGCGACTTGTGAGTCGGCAATAGCAATATATGGATTGGTGCCTTGGTGTGGTGCTGGAAGATTATCATCAGCACTGACGAATAACCAGTGGTTGCTATATTCGCCCCATAAATCACCTTGTAATGTTCGGACAGGTTCAATAGGGATTGCATTCGGGCGGTTGTCCGCTAAATTAAAAATAGATGCTGGGCTACCAACCAATGTTTCTGGTGGGCGCGCAGTGAATGTAACATATGTTCTATGTGGGATGTCTGTTGTTACTGATTTGTAGGACGATGACTCGACGTAATAAGTTGTTTTTAGTAAAACATCGATGAAGAATACTTCTCTACCTTCAATAAAATAATCTGTCATATCACCATAACGGTCATCGAAAACTATTTCGTTACTTGATGCATCTTCATGCTCCCACCAAATTAGTTTTTCTAATTCGATGTGTGGTGGTTTTAATGTTGTAGCTTCAAACGCATCTTCTTCTGCTGCTCTGTAAGCCCAATTGTAGTTGATATACGTCCATTCGTTTAATTCCAAATCCCAATCATATTCTATAATTGGTTGATTTGCACGTTGAACTGATGTAAAGTTGTCTACATCGTTCTTATGGAACCAGTGGTTCTGACTAATCCATTGTTGTGTGGCTTCAACCCTTGGGCGCGTATCACAACTTAACGATTCATCCCATAGACTAATACCCGTGGTTTGGTCTAGCAAGAGACTGAAGTTTCTCCAAATTACAGTCCATACTGGTGTTTCGTATGTTATTTCTAGTACATCACCAATAACTAAAGCGTCAAGGACAGTTACTGTGGTGGATGCGCCATCAGCAGTATATGATACATTAAGGGAAGTATTTGGGGAGCCTATTAAAGCTGCCGCGACAATAGTATCTGTTGATATTGGACTAGCAACATCAAACACGCCACTAACTGGGCTTCCTGATGCTGCAAACGTTTCGGTGTTTGTGGATGTAAGTGGCGGCGAACTATTTTGGTATAAAATATCAGCGTTAGTATCGTACCACAATTCACCTTCAATACCAGCACCTGCAACTGGCGCGCCAGCGTTACTTATTCTAGTAATTAAATTGGTGTGGTCGGAGATGTCATCAGTGCCCGGATTACCCGCCGCATCTTCAACGTCGCCCCAAAGTGGTGCGAGTGGGTTATCGTCCCATAATGCTACGTCCCATCCACCAAAATTGCCACATTGACAATTCATATCGAGTTCGAATATGGATAGTTGTTCTTCTAATGAAACTTCACCATCAGCAGTGTCGTCAGTAACCCTATGATTGATTAATACGATTGTTTCCTTGTTGACGGCGTCATAAGTGGAACTTATTGTTTCCACAAGTGCGTTACCCAAATCTGTATTGGTAGATTCACGAATAAAGAATGTGAAACCTTCCACAAACAAATCTATATAGTTTCCTTCATCTGTTATAGCGACAGCTGGTGAGCCGACCAATGTGGTATTAGCAGGTAATACTATTTTATCGAAGCGTCTAAGTGCAACAACAGCGGTTGTAATTGGTGAGCCTGCAACAATAGCCGAATCGACAATTAGGGTAGTTTCGTTAGTTATCCCACTATAAGATGGTATGGTGATTATGCGATACGTTCCGTTATTATTCGCAGTATCGACTACATCGATATGGTCACCAGAGAAAATATCGGCGGTGACATCCCCTTCTACTTTTATAGTATTCGGCGCAGAAGAAAATTCCGTGATATTAAAGGTGACAGTATCGGCGTCACTTGGTAGAACGCCATCAATAAAAAACGTGGCGCGGTATTGTTCTATTAAACTTTCCCAAAAATTGAGTTTCGCGGTTGCTGTAGAACAAGTGTTGCGGATTGTAATGTACTGTGGAATTGAATTTGGGTCTTCTGAATCAACCCAATAGTAATCACGATAGTTGATTATCTTGTTTATATCAATTGGTGGTACCCAGTTGAATTTCTGTGTGGTACCCCATTCATTAAATTTGTCAACATCAACACCAAGACGCTCAAGTTCCTTCTGCATATCCACCCACGATGTCATATGCTCAACGGAACCTATTTTATTATAGGGGATTGGTTGTAACTGAAATGCCTGACGGTGTACGTCCTGCTCATGAATTTGGCGTGAACGGAGGGCGAACGGATTTCCGCGACCTATATAACCAGCAACCTTTTCTACTTCTTGTTTAGTTAAATAACGGTTGAAAATGTTATCAAATAGGCTTAAATTGACGTCAGACTGCATCGGCTCTGGTAAGAGCTTGAGTAAGTCCATGCGCGCTTTCGTATAATCTGTTTTATTATCTGCCACTGTTCTATATTCTCCAAGTGTTCCAAGTATTTATCATAGGAACATTATGCAAAAAACGGCTATTGGCGAATATTTTCAGGTGTAAATGATTCGATTACTTCAATGTTGGTTGTGCTTATATCAATCGCAAAAATTTCATTTTCGCGGGATTGTACTTGAAATAAATCACCAAACTGGTTAGTATTGAATGTTGGTACCAATACTATGGATTTTATTTCAGGACCAAGTTCATTGTGAATAGCAGCCGACATTTCTGTAAAGAAGAAGGTTTCGCCAAAATCCCAATAATTAAGGTCAAAATAAGTCCGCATTGTTTCAATGATTTTCACCTTGACTTCATTATCTGTAAGAGTGTTTGTCGTTGGGCGAATGACCTTAAAATTGGCTTGCAGTTCTGGAATAGCTCTCGGACCAAATAATATCTTGATGTTGCCTGTTTGTAGGATAACAGTGTCGGATATCATACGACTTTCAAGAAGTTCAGAATACGCAGTTCTTAAATCTAACGGGGTTGGTGGGGTTGGTTTCGTATCAGTTTTGTTTTCCAACCAGCGCTGCAAGCCTTGGTAATATCCACGGGTAATAATAAATGTATCAATTATATTAGATGGTGCAGGGTCTACAAGGTGTAAGCGTGGTGTAGTGTAGAACCACGCAAAGTTCAATGGATATCTACCATATTCGCGCTTTATTAAATCTTCTGTGCCGGTTGCTATGTCTACCAACCAACTAGCTTTTATTGTTGTAGATGATGGAACCGGTGCCCAATCGTCTGTGGTAGATGACCGCGTGAAGTAAACATGTTGTTTTGAGGAGACAACAACATCCGCCGCAGGGTTTGCATTTAATATTATAGATGTTTTTTCGGTCGCACTTCCAGCTTCCTAATTATCAATAGTAAATTGTAGGCTTCCAATACCCGGTGAAGTAAACGTTTCTGTAGCATTTAGTAAGTCTAATTGCGTCAAATTATCAGGGATGCCATCATCGGTGGTATCTGTAGGAATTACGGACAATCTATTATCATCAGGCAGACCAGCGTTGGGTAAATTTTGTTCAACCAATTCTTGACCCAAGACATTATAATCACGGTTCTCTGTAAATATGACATTCCCTGTGGCGTTGGTGTTCGCAGCCAAGACCACAATATTATCATCGTTAGAACTTAATGTGTCGAAGTTTATAACAGATGCGGTAGTATTTGAGTTTCTAAATTTAGTTGTTTCTGACTGTGCAGACATGCGCTTGGTGCGCCAGTTTACTGACCAACCAGATAAAATACTTGCAGTGAATTGTGCTTCTACACGAATCATGAAAAGTGAATCCGTGTAATCTGCTTCGGTTGTCCACTCATCTAATATGGGACTTCCAGCAGCAGCAGAAGCCGAAAACCACAAATCAACTACTGGTGTGGATGCTGTTGAGGCTTGTGTTAACGCAGCGGTAATTGCGATTGTTTCTGTAGAACTAAAGAAACATCTTATTTCTGATATCGGTCTGCCAGCATTTGCAAATTCTTCTACCATCACATTATAAAAATCGGCGCTACACAATAATGGTTCAATCATGTTCGTCAATACTTCATCAGGATTTAAGAACGTGTTTGTTGTTGCTAGTGCACCATCTAATGGCGCTTTCTCTGTCCAATACAAGGCAAGGTCTTCGCCAAAAATTTTCACATCTTCGTAATATTCTTTGGGGTCATGCCATGATATGTATTTAGAATCACCAGAGAACGTTCTATTGACTGAGCGTAATTTAAGAATAGATGGGTCTTTAAGCATGAATGAATTATAGTCGCGGCCATTTACCATTCTATCTTGTGTGTAATAAACGCCCGGCGCTACGCGGCGAATATGTTCAATATCTTCCGATACTGAACTGTTTTGTAAAGAACTAATCAACGAGAATGTGAAAGTAATCGTTTGTACTGTGTTGGTTAAGTCAAGATACGTAAACGTAGTGGGCTTATCTATAACAGAAGTTTTCTGAATTAGGGTGTCGCTGTTTGCGGATACTCTGAGCCAAACATCAAATGCACCTGAAGGGATTTCAGAAAATTCGCCGTCGCCAAAAATAATTTTAATTTGGTCATTATCTAATGCTTCAAGTTCGTATTTCTGTCTGTTTTTGTCAGTATTAAAGATAACATTCTGACCGTTAGCCAAATCTACTTCGAACCATTCGCCGTAGCGCGTGGCACCATCTGCCAAGTGTGGAAGTATTTCTTCCACGGGGTCAGTAACTAATATTTCGCGAGAGGATGCGTTAACATTATTTAACCATACATCGGTTTCGTTGATATTATTAATTTCGATATCGATAGTTTGATTTGGTGTAATACCATCAAAATTCCGCTCATCAATCTGCAATGTTCCTTGTTTAGTAAAACAGAAAAACCCTGTAGTATCTGAGCCGTCACCAAGACCATCGGAACCATATAGTAATGAGAATTTGGCATTGCGCTCTGGGCGTTTTTCAATTGGTGAGTCGGATGTAAGTTCAACGGGCACCAATTCCATGGGGAACGACTGACCAGCAGAAGAAGCGGTGTAACTAAAGGCTGTAATACCGTTTGATTTTAATGATTGATTGTTCCACGTATATAATTCGAATAATACGTCTTCGATTTGAACCCGCTCATTTGGACCAACACTACCAAAGTCTTGCGATAATACACGATTCATTACCAACAGTCTTCGATTTGAACCCGCTCATTTGGACCAACACTACCAAAGTCTTGCGATAATACACGATTCATTACCAACAAAAATTGTTCTTTCCAATCAACATTATTTAAATCATTCCATACAATTTTCCTACCGGAAAGGTTTCTACCTTGCGAATCAATAACTTGTTCTGTTGTTTGTATAGATGATATTTTAACCAGACCACGGCCTGGAAGGTTTCTTGACGCTTTATATGATAATAATTTAGCAAGGCGTAGGATGGATTCTTTGCGTTGGGCAGTGGTAAGAAAGTTTTCGTGGGCGTTTAAGTCTAAACGATACGCCAACAATTCACCAACATAGGCAAAAATTTCAAGAATTGCGATGAATTCACTGGATTCAATATAGTCATTAAAATCTTCTGGAAAGTACAATTTAACGTAATCAAGTAAACTTTCCTTAATCGTGGTGTAGTCAAACGAATTAAAGTTTACTTGTGTGAACGCCTCGTGAATCAGTTCCCATGCTTCGGCTCTTGCTATTTGGTTTGCCATATTAATCCTCAAATTGGATGTTTAAATCAAAATCATCCACTGTATCTAGTTCAACGTAAAGTAGAGTAGCTTCTACTATTACTGTATTGGTATCGTAATCGGGCACTACTGCCAGTTTAAGTATCTCGACTCTTGGGTCAAAATCTAACACGGCTTTGACCTCTGAATGTAATTCATCTAATGTGTCTTCGTCTAGGGGTTCAAACACTAATTCTGGAATTATAGTTCCGAATGTTGGCATCATAACTCGCGCACCCTTTTGTGTAAATAGATGATTCAATAGGTCAAGTTTCACCAATTCTACATCGCGTAGGGTTAGCGTCTTGCTCTTTTCAAATTCAAACGTCGAATATCCTTTGTATATATTTTGGCGTGCCATTTTATAATCCCAATATTATCTTATATTTATCAGCGGTGCCACTTAGGATTTCTACCCAAGTCCTCGCCATTTTCTGTACGACCAACGTCAGGACTGTCATATGTTAATTCTGCGGAGCCGTCTTCTAGAGTCATTGTACGCGCCCATGGCTCGTGTTCTGGCTTACGGCTTGCTGGTAGTGGGTCTAGTATACCTGACGTGCCTGCGGCTGGTGGTGCTGGTGGTCCATTGAAGTGCACCTGTGCACCCGTCAATAATACATTTCCACCTGCTAATAGACTAGAGGTGCCGCCTCCATCTGCTATGAAATTCCCTGCTGCTTTTATATCTACATCATCATCGGATTCAATAAACATTGTGGCGCCTTTAATTTTAACAGTATCATCTGATTGTAAATGTACGCCCGTAAATGCTGATATACGTGCTTCGCCGCCCGTAGATAAGTGAATACCATCTTCCGCTTCAACACTAAATTTACCGCCAGCGACAAAGTTAATATCTTTTTCTGCGTGCACCGAAATGTTTCTTTCGCCATAAATGTCGATGTTACCAACTTCATCCATTTCTATCCAAGTTTTACCACCTGCTGTACTAATGTATATCCTTTCATTAGTATCATCCATAATGATTTGGTGCCCGTGAGTTGTCCGAAATCTTACACGACAGTTCTCTGCATTGTCTTGCATTGATAAACTATGAAAACCGGGCGTTGTCCATGAATATGTTTGTGGGTCGTATACTGATTCTTTCGTGTTGACGTCTACAATGTCGCCAGCCAGTCTACTTTTTTGATATCCTTGCGTATTTGTGTATTCACCGCCTGCAGGATTATCGCTATATTTTACATCAATATCATCCGCCAGTTTAGAAACAGTAGAATCTTCAGTATCAATGTCAGAGGCTTTTAATCCTGCGGCGGATACATCGGCTGCGCGTGTGCGAAATTCAAACGATTTTCTTGGTTCTACATCTGAGTTACCAGAGAATGCGTTAGTTTGACTATCATACAGCGGTTGAATTTTATCTTCACTTGATGAAAATGGACCTTCTGGTTGATTTTCAGTTTTATAACTATATCTACCATGCGGTAAAGTATGGGGGAAGAATTGGTCATGTACACAACCCAACCAAACCCTAAATCTTGGGTCGGCATCAATACATGCAACTAATACACTACTACCTACCTTTGGAATATTAAACATACCATACCCAATTTGCCCTGCGGTTTGGTCGTTTCCGCGGCCGCGCGTAGGTGAAAATGTCGAACCTGCGAGTGGAGATACGTAAGTTGCTAATGGTATTTTACTTATTGGGTCATCTTCCATGTCACCAAAATACGGACACTTGATACGAATTCGTCCCATTTGTTGTGGGTCGTCCGTATCTACAACCTCACCGATTGTAATTTCGTAAAACGATGTACTATTATTTCCACCTTTTCTACTATCACCAATTGCTTTATGTAATGCGCCTTTGCGTGCCATTATTGTTTTTTCTCCACAAATTCGTTATTAACACCCATAGCAAAATTATCTAACTGTTTGCGTTTGTGTTCGGGGGTTTGTGTTATTATATCGAACGTATCCTCGAATATGGTATTAGTGGCTGCTACCGCTTCATCAGCCACCTCTGCGGCAGTCTGACCACCACCAGCAAATGGTACAGGTGGTTTATCGCTAACTTCTCGCGACACGTCAGATATCGGAATACTATACATTCCAAGCTCTTGCGTAAACACCCCATCTTCAAATTTGTTTTCAACAACTTGTAACATATACCAACCAGTGTACCAAAAGTCTTCATATTCGGTATTGACGTCATTGGCATCTACGGGCATCTTAATATTTACTTTTGCTAACGTAGGCGAGGACATCCATCTTGGATTAACCGTTCTGTCTGCTACAGGGTCTTCCGTTTGTGCAATAGGTAATGATATTTCTGATGGTAGTATTGTCATTTCGTCTAATAGTTGCGGATTACCATAAATTACCATATTAGCAGCTACGTTTTCGAGTGATGCGTGTCTATCTAATAATGCTTGGAAGCCTGCGGATTTTATAGGTTGTTTAGTATTGCGCATAGCGGGTTTGCTTACCACCGAACCTAAAAATAGAGGTGTGCTACCGCGTTGTTTTTTGCCTGGGTTTGCTGCCGGACCACCGCCAAGGGTGACGGTGGATGAGGTGCCGCCCTCCATCGCAGTTTTTTGTGTTGGTATATTATCGGAGGTTGCTGCTATTTGAAAAAACGATAAACCCATTTCCATTTTAATATCAAAAGTCTTAATGTCCACATTCTTGTCCGTAAATATATAATCAAATTCTATTGACTGTCCGGGGTATGGTGTTATTTTTCCGTCTTTCTCTTGTTGTGTATAGGCATTTTCTGCTTGTAAGTAACGCTTAATGTGATATTCGACAATATATAAATCTGGTGTTGAACGTACTACAGAAATAATTTTATAGATGTATTTTTCTGGTCTTCCATCTGGTCCATTTTTTGTACCAATACCCTTACTGTCATCCAATACCCCAATCGACGATGCCATTATTCTGCTAATCATATCTTCTACTGAAATATCTGCACCAAAATTCACGGTAGCGGCGACTGTACCATCGGCTATTCGCACATTTTCATTGTCTCCTGCACCATAGCGCCCGTCTTTATAGGGGTCTTTTTCAAGGATAAATCTGTATTGTACATCCCTATAATTCTCTGCTAAAAATTTCTGCGCTTTATCAAGGGCTGCTTGATTTTCTAATTCTACAAACGTGGCGGCGTAGTCTTTAATAGTTTTATTTTTAGAGGAATCATATTTTTCATTAACGCTCGTTTCTAATGCTTTCATCGTATCCCACAATGAACTATAATTCAGTTGAAGGGATACACCTTCTGAAACTTTCTGTGTATGTGGAAGTCTTCCTGCACCGTTAGTTAATCCAACAAATTCCATTTTATAAACTGCACCCGAATTATCAAATACTGCTGTTATGTCAATAGCAACAAACATCATAGGTCGTACACTGGTTATCATCTCAGAAGAACCATTTGTGTTCCTTCCAATAAATAGCGTCTTTAATACAAAAACCAACCCAACTGGGTCAGAATCTAGTTCATCACATATATCTGTCAACCTATTTAAAAATGATGCGCCCATGGGTTCTACAACTCTTAATTCACCATCAAGGGACATGGTTGTCGATTGGGGAAGACTACCTTTACTAAGCGCAGGGTCAGCAGCAATATAATTTGTCCAATTGGCATCGGTTATAAAATATCGCGAGTCTGACAAGCCGTCTATTAATGTTACATATTTGGCTTTCGCGTCTTTTCCTATTTGACGTGCCTTATAGCGGTCTTGTGGATTGGCTGGGTGTTGATATGAAACGACACCAACGGTTGGGTCGGCTAATGCTTCGGCCGCCGTTGTGCTATTACACACCATGAGTATATGGTGATACGCATAAGTATCAAACTTTCCAAGTATATTTTTTGGTTTAGACATATAACATTTTATCCTTTATATTCTTTATATTCTTTATATTCTTTTACCACCCGTAGGTTTGGTAATGATATCTAATATGAGTCTTTGTTGTGATGGAAGGAACAGTTCCGTACCTACTACTAATTCAGTTTCAATGTCTACGATGTTATTGTATTCTAATACTAACCAAGCATACGTAGCTTTGCCGTATACTAGATATGATATAGTGTCCGGTCTTCCTACTTCAGCTACACCAACAGTATAGCGAATATCATCGTCTTGTCGTTCAAATACGCGGCGTTCCCACCAACCTGTTCTATTATTATATATTTCGGTTGTTCCACCCTGTACATATCGCGAGTTTCTATTATCTGTCGATTTTGTGTTTTTGTCATTTATAGTAAGTGCCATAATTAAAATCCTGTTAATACACCACGCTTAAATTCGTCAAGACTAAATGCTTCATATGAGTTAGGTGAATGTGTTTCTATGAGTGATAAATCCAGATTCATAATTATTGGCATAGGGACACCACTGGTAGTAGTTATATAGTCCACATCATTTGGATATGGTATTGTCAACTGTTGTATAACGACAGGGATTTTATTAAGGTGTTGAGCGATATTCCACTTTCTTGTACCTGCCTTACCATCTACCGCATCGGAACCTACGTCGCGCGAATATGCAGATAAATATAATACTTCTGGTGGTGCGCCCAATAATTCTGTACCAAATGCATGTCTCTTATATTCTATATTTGACTTAAACATACCAGCATCATATTGACTAACGTCAGGTGCGTTGATGGGGTCTGCGCGATTGCTGCGCTGTCGGGAATTTATTGTCGAACTATTACCAAAACGTGGCATTGTCCATGCACGTAGCTGCCACAATGTCTTCATATTGTCATCTGCTTCCTTTTGTGTACGCGATATCAATTTTAAGTCGGATATACTAAAGCTTCGCGAGGATGTATTTTTGTACACTTGGATTTGACCGGGTGCGTGAAGTGGCTCAAGCGCGCTATAGTTGACATTTCTGTTTTCCGTTACTGTTGGGGATGCACCAAAATTAACACTATTGTATCTATTCTGTGCTGATATCAGTCGTACTTTATTGTTTCCGTTTGCCATTTCTTACCTCTTCGTTATTAATAGGTATTTATCATTGTTGACAAGACTAAAATAATGATATATAATAGTATAACTGGAGAAACAAAAATGGCAGAAAAACAAGAAGAAAAAAAGCCAGCCAAAAGAAACTACCTTAATAACAAAGACTTATTTGCTG